CCCAGTCACCTGTCCAGTTGAATTTTACTCTTCCAAGTCTAAACTCAGCCATTGTTTCTCCTAGTTAATTATCTGAAAGGGGTGTTTTTTTATTTTGGTCCTACGGTGTTATAAGCGTAGTCAGGACCGTTGAACCTAATAACAAAATAACCGTCATCATCTATGTAATAGTATAAATTTCTGCGGTCAAAGCGGATCTGTTGGTATTTATCATTTGGATCATCTAGATATTTTTTTTCGGTAGCAATATCATTACGAATAACTGAGGTTTTACCGATACCTGCATCATAGCAACCATAATCAATACCGTCACCGAATTCTGGAACCATTGTTCCGTCGGTACGATAAAATTCACCTACTTCTGTTCCAGCAGCACTAACTTTTGCGAAAGATAACATGTGATCTGCATCTCTCGATAAGGCATACACGAAAAAACCCGATGACTCGGACGGTTCAAAAGTACCCGAAATTGAATTACTTAAGGTTAGTGCCATTGTTAACTTGCCCTATTGTTGAAGATCTTCCAAAGAGTTCCATTCCAAATAAAAGTCACTGACGCACCCGATACGTCCATGATAAAAGGCGAATCCGCTCTAACTAAATGTCCATTCTCGAAATCATATGTTGAAACAACGTTTATTGGATTAATACTAAGGAAATTAGAAAAATCCTCAACCCATACCCAGTCACCAACCGCACGAGGGGTAGGCATTGTTAGGTTAAAACCGCCAGGACTGTTCTGGGAGTCAACTGTATACTTTTGGTTCGTACCAACAGTAAAGTTTCCAGATACAAAAGTCCATCTTGCTTTTGCAAGTTCAAATCCGCCAGGAGTTGATCCATCGTGGACAACCGCCGTATTCTTGTCAGTATCTACCGTTATCTCTGCTAGAGCTCCAGTAAAGTTAAAGTGTTCAGCTGTTGTGCCTTTTCTAAATTGAACCTGCTTGGTCATGAGTCAGATGTCAAATAGTTATGCTTCTCATCTTATTTATACAACTGACTTTTCATTTAGATAATAACAACGTAGGTTCTACCTTCCTCGAATACCAGATACTCGGTAGGAGCAAGACCATAAGATTGAATTCTACCAACTCCAACGTAAACTCCCTTACCATATGCCTCTTTGGAACTAGCAAGATTTTTGAAGTATCCTGTTCCGTAAACTGGAGCCCAAGCTCTCCTTTCTGAACTGCCGCCGTGTACACTGTAAAGAACTGCGCTGCCAATACCAATTGAAGGCGTATAATCGACAAATGGGTGAACAAGAGGAGTATTGGAGAATGTAAATGTTCCTGATGTGCCAGGATCTTTGTCGTCTCCATAGTATCCGTATGTCTGAATTTCTTTGGTATCTCCAGCACCAGAAAGTGTAGTAACTCCAGATGTTGTAGGAACATATAACCAATGAAGCTTCGTGATTGCAGAAGCGCCCTTGAGATCGAAGAGTACTGTACCCTCTCCACCCTGACTGGTAAAGGTTGGAATTGCAGATCCAGACGCTGTAAATGTACCAACACCAACTTCTCTTGGAGTTGTTGCTGTTTCTGCAGTTCCGAAGAATGTTGAGAATCCACCACCAGTTGCTGCTGGAGTGAAGTCGATAAGTGGATGTGCAAGAGCGCCAGCGAATGTAAGAGATCCAGATGTAGTGAAGTCTTGGAAGACTGCGAACCATCTTGTATCTGCCTCTCCAGCAATATCGACAAGAACGGAACTTGCAAATCCCTGATATGGAACTGCCTCTGCACCAGAACCAAATCCGAATAGAGAACCAGATCCAGTTGCAGTAAGTCTGACTCCAGTAACAGGATCGACGCTGTTGCTGAGAGTAAGTGTTCCAGAACCAACAGGCTCGAATCTGCGTTGGGCCTTTGCTGTACCAGAGAGTGTGAGTGCCGTAGATGCTTGATACCAAGGAACTTCGTCTCTCGCAGTAAAGCTCTCTGCTGCCGTTCCATTGAATATAGAAGTTCCAGCAACGAGTTCTGCAGCTGCAACTGCCTCGGAAGAACCAGATATTGTGTATAGAGATCCAGATCCAACTTCGGAGAATGTTGTTGCCTCGTCTGTTGCACCACCCTCGTAAGTGTATGCTCCAGTACCATCTGTTGCATAAATCCTGATGATTTTCTCTTCTGTGAGAATACCACCTTCCTGACGTATGGTAAGTTGACCAGATGTGCCTGGATCTCTGTCGTCTCCATAATAACCAAATACATTGATCTCTCGACTTTCGGCACCACCCGTAAAGTCGAACATGATAGATCCAAGGCCGTATTCGGTAGCAGGAGTAAATCTCCATGTTGCACCAAATTCGACTCCATCGAGATCTCCTTTCTCGTCTGGGCCTCCAACACCGTTTCCAGCAGTACCAATACCCAGAATGTAGATAACACCGTGAGTACTGATAGGTGCGTTTGTTCTGGAGATCGAACGACCATCGATCTTGATAACTTCTCTTGTATGTCCGTTGTTTCCATCGAGAAGTGATTGACCGCCTGGGTACTTGGGAACAAATACGGCAGTTGTGATACCAGTAGTTCTGTCTGTACCACCACCAGGCTGTAGGAAGACACCTGTTTCGAGACCGACGTTTCTGTCGATACCATAATGAGGTGTGTAATCGATCTGAGGATGATTGAGTTCCCCAGACAAACGCATAACTGCCTTTGTAGACTGAGTAGCGTATGAAAGTTTGAGTAAGGAGTATCCACCACCAACGATGTGTAGGTATGTTCCTTCTGGAGGATCTCCACTCCATTTCTCTGTTGCCGTACCAATAGCGGTAACAATACCACTTGCAGGTGGGAAGATGACTCTTCTGTAGGTTGTAAATCCAACCGCTTGAGTCTGAGTAAGAGCAATACTTCCAAGACCAACATAATCCTTGGTAACGCTCTCGATGAGAGTACCAGAGGTATCGTAGAGAACTGTATTGTCTGGAGTCTGAGCAACAAAACTCTCTGGCGAAGTAGTACCAACGAAGTCGAATAGAGTAGTTGTACTGCTTGCAACTGCAACTCTTTCGTCTCCAGAACCCTGAACAATAAGTGTACCAGAACCATTCCATTTCGGAATCCACATGGTCTTGGCACGTGGTTGTGGTTGTGGAGCAAGAAGAGATCCGAATGGGTATCTGGTTTCGACTGGAATTTCTTGGTTGACCCATCCATAATCGTGGTAACCATTGTTGATCGACTGTTGAGTAAATCCAGTGTAGTATGGATATAGATGTTGATCGTATGCAGGACCACCAGCAGAACTGATACCAAGTTCACCCCAATTTTGAGATACAACGGTATCAGCAAAGTTAATATCGTACTGATCTGTCTTATCAAAGGATGGTAGGATAGTATTACCACCAGATCCTTGGTCGTATGTTAGACCTCCATTAGAGAAGGTGATATCTTGATCGTAGGTGTCGCCTTCATCGTCAAATGTCTCAGTACCAGAAGCAGTACCAAGATTGTTAAGTCCAAATCCGTAACTGACATCGGAATCGAGAATACCCCAATTCTCATTTTCCTGACCATACCAGATAGAACTCTCATTATAACTGTCAACATTGGAGACCTTAATGGCTCCACCACGAACATTAATGTCTCCACCGAACTCAAGTTCTGGAGTATCAACAACTCGTGCATATGTCTGACCAGGCTCTCTTCCTGTCCTAAGAGTAATCTCAACTGTATTATCAATATGAGGACTGAAGACTTGACCAGCAGTACCACCAAGATAGGAGTAATCTCCTTGTAGGTATGCCTTGGTACTGGACTCTGCAGATCCACCAACTGCGAATAGACTACCACTACCTTCAGGAATCCAAGGAGTGATAGATTCGTTACCAGTGCTACCAAAGGTAAACTTACCTTCTTCACCGAATACAGTGTGTTGTGGAGCCTGTGATAACCAGAGTTCTCCAGATATGAATATACCAGCATTGTGTGTAGCAATACCAGATTTTCCAGAAGACTCGTACTGAATCGCAGCTGCAACATCGAGATCCTCGGAAAGTAGGAATGTGGCAATTCCTGTAGTTCCAAGAGTCTGTATGGATAGTGAGGTATCTCCCTCTGAGAAGGAATCCAGACTTGGATAATGTTCTCCTCCAAGTTGCATCCAGTTGAATTCTGGAAGTAGGAATCCCCAGTTCTCTGCTTCCTTTGGAATAGTCTCGTCGTTGGTGACAATTGGACCCCAATCCTCTGCAGTCTGAGTTGGAGTTGCAACACATAGACCCCAATCGAGTTCCTCTGTCTTGAGGTTCCCCATAGGGGAGAACCAAGAAGGAGTGAACACAGGAACATTCTGTGTCATTCCTCCAGTAATATCGAAGAGGTTTATATTGCCATCTGCCTTGGCAGTAGCAACCTTGGTTGCCCCACCACTAACATCGAAGAGTACTGTACCTGACTTATCACCACTACCCGTAACAATAGCAATACCAGATACAGATCCAGTAAGTCTGACTGTAACTTTCCTATCTGGTGTTTGTGCAACAGTAGATTCTGCACCTGTACCAGAAATATCAAATAGTACCGTTCTGGATGGAGTTGAAGGAACGAATTTCTCTTCAGCAGATCCACTAATTTCTGCCTTACCTTCAAGTCCAAAGAAGGTACTTTGTGGAGCCTGACTGAACCAGTTGGTTCCAGAGAATGTACCGAGAGTACCAGATCCAGAGTAACATGGTACTCTTTGAGTATCCGTTGCCTCTGCAAGTTTGAATATACTACCAGAACCAGCGTAATGGAATGGTCTGGATTCTCCAGCACTAATTCCGTAAGCCTGATACTCATGTAGAGATATCTGACCACCAAATTTCCTTGGTATAATTCCACGGTCTTCCGAGGAAGTTACACTATCAACTATATTTCCGTAATCTGCGTATTCTAATGCGTCAGCATCAGCAAACGATCTTTCCTTACCGAGAGGATCAAGGATCGTCTCGTCAAATGTGATGAGTTTGTCATCGAAGGATGAACCTTCTCTTATGACTAAGACACCGTTATTCTCTACGTCCCACTTATCATCTGGGTCACGAGCATAATCAAATATTACTCTCTCGTTCTTATATAATCTTCCGTAACCGCCCTTAATCTTGGCAGCGTTCTTAATTACTGGGAAATATGCGTCTTGGTATGGAGTTGAAGTTCCACCAGATACAGTAAGTGTACCTGATCCATTCCAAGGATATACTTGATCTAGTTCGGTAGCAGATAGCCCTGACTTGGCAATCGCACCAGAACCATTATAATTTGTTCTACTATATGACTCGTTAGCTACACCAGTGGTGGTGAAGATGACTGGCCCAGCCGCTCCGAGATCTGGTATAACCAGTCTTTCGAGACCTGAACCTATTTCATGTATAGTACCTGTACCAATCCAGATTCTGACAGGACTGGTTAGTGCCGCAGCACCTACGTCGAATAATACTGTATTGTCTGCTGGGAAGATGACCTGAGATCTAGATCTACCGAACTCATCTCTTCCATCTACTACTCTTATTGGGCCGAATGGAACAATATCATCAGCGTATATTAATCTTCCCCAATCATGTATATTGAAATAATTTGCGTCTCTTTCAATTATCGCAGTCTGATTTATATCGCCATAGTCAATATTCTCCGTAGACGATACGGTGATATCTCCACCGTCAAACGTCTCGAATACATCTATCTTCGTATTGTCGTAGACAAATACGGTCAAACCTTACCCCCGATAATTAAAAAGGGTCTACTTTGATATAAAGTAAACCCCACATATTGATATTTAGCGTTTCTATTAGTCGAGTGCGACGTTCAGAGTAATCTTAATTTGGTCACCGTTGTTCTGAATGTTGTAAGGGCCGTTTGTGAACCTTTCAGCGTACATTATACTAGAGTATAGTGTAGCAGTGTTCAGACCGAGTACACCGTTCGATGTAGCAGTTAGAGATGGAGTTGTTACAAACTCATCTGCGTTAGGTACATTGAAGACAGTGTAAACACTAGACTCAAGTGTTGTGTTACCAGCACCAGCAGAGACGTAAAGGATGTCTCCAGCCTTAAGTCCGTGGTTAACAACAGCGATTTTACCGAAACTGAATGTAACAGATGGGTCAGTAGCGACCTGAATGTTATCAACCAGTGCCTGATCGAGGTAGATCGTCCTCAGGCTTCGGTCAATTCCTATGATTCGTGTTCCAGTTGCAATACCAGCGTTACCAGCAACATATTGTCCAAGAGTTAGATCATCGATACTAACCTGTGGGTCAATTGTGAGGTAAGAGTTTCCAACAATACCGATACATGGGTCAGTATTATTACCCTTGGTGACAGTAGTTCCGATACCAACACTAGAACCGTGTACAACACCCTGTACTGCGACAGGCATGTTATTTGCACGAGTAACATAGTAACCGTAAATGTTACCAGCAGGCCCTGTGAAAGTAAATGTTTGTTCTGGGTATGTAGCAGTTGTACCACTACCAACGTTCTTAATAACCCAACGTGATCCGTTCAGCAGAATACCATACTGCTGGTTATAATCTTGGTCTCCTCTGTTGTTCACACAGACGGGATAACCAGTATTTGCAGTTGTACCATAACCATTAACGTTACCGTCAATATATGGTTCAAAGTACGCTGTTGCGGAGGGAACATCTGCCTCTGCAGGGGTTGTATTACTTGTAAAAAGTTTCAGTACAAGGTTACGTGGTGAGTTATCCTGTATATCTGCGACAAAGTTATTTTGAGCAATAAGATAACGCAGCGACTCAATTTCACCAATATTAGGAACGAGTAATGCCATTGAAAACTACCTCTGAAAGGGTTAGAACGTTAAGAACTATACTTATTTATAATTTTAATTTTAGAGAGATTAGTAAACGCCTTATGTTAGAGACGCTAATAACACTAAAATTGAGAATATCACCAGCCACTATTGTGGTTGTCCAATTATTTAGGACATCATCAAAGTATTTATCCGAATTAGTAAGTTGCACTCTAGTAGCAGAAGTTATACTATTAAAACTAGGATAGTCTGCATAAGTACATTTTGATATATCGAAAACAATATCACCAGTCTGATCCGACAAAACTCTAATGTTTTCGATCTTTCCAGTAACATCTATAACCAACTTTCCTTTATCTCCCACTTGCATTGGCAAACTTCCACTGTCAATTACATAATTGACGGATCTCGTGAGGTCTGCAGCTGCAGCAAGAGCAATTACTACTATATCGTCAGCTAAGACAGGAGCAGTAGTGAAAACAATCTTATCACCTGATATATTATAATCCGATGCAGGATCTAAGAAAAGACCATTTTTAGTTACAATAAGTTGTTGATTATTGTTGGGAGTATATGGAGCTCCCTGATCATTTAAAGAAAATGTAACCACTGCACCATCTTGTGCAGGAGTTTTACCTAATACAATATTACCATATTGAATAGACTTAGAGGGAATCTCATAGTCTACCCCGACACTATATCTGCCAGGTTCATTAAGGGTTACTAGATAATCTGCCATTATGTTACGCCTGGGATTACTAGAACATTTCCTTGTATTGGTCTAGTTTTATACGCATTAGGCGATGTTAAAACTAAATCATACACATATCTTCCACCTTCTATG